CCTGATGCCACCCGTGTTCAGAAGGAGTGGGAAGATAGATCTGTTGAGTTGGTCGAGAAGGCACTAGCAACCACCAAGCAGAAGAATGTCGTGTTGACGGGTGGATGTTTTCTTAATTGTGTGGTAAACTATAAGTTGACCAAGGCATTCCCTGATGTAAAATTCTACGCTGAGCCTGTGTCACATGACGGAGGCACAGCAATCGGTTCAGCATATCTTTCCTATCATGCTCCCAAAATTAAGTCTTATTGACATCAGTGCTACGGTTGGGTGTAACCTAAACTGTAAAGGATGTAATCATTTTAGTAACTACTTTGCCCCTGGGAGCAAGATTGATACTGATCAACTAATCAAAGATATCCATACTATCTTACCTAGGGTTTCTCTTGATCGAGTGTCTATCATTGGTGGAGAACCACTTCTCAACCCTAGGTGTCGTGAACTTGTTCATGCTTGCCTAGAACATGATCACCCAGTCTACCTTTATTCCAATGGTATTCTTTTAGAACAGAATATGGATTGGATTATGGAGGACCTGGAGAACAATCCTAGTATGCGGTTGAGGATTAGTGTCCACGTCGATGAGGTTGTACCTATCGTAAACAAGATACGAACCGATCAGTTGGTTACCACAGACCATCGACAGGGAAAGGATCAATGGTTTACATCGATCAAACATACCAATGATGGAAAGGTTCATCCATACAAACACAATGATCCTGAACGAAGTTTTAAGGAATGTAGTTGCCCTAACACACAGTTGTGGAAGGGTAAGTTGTGGAAGTGTCCTAACTCTGCCTTCCTAGAACAACTTTTGTACGCCACCGATCAATCAGATGATGAGGAGTGGCAACGATATCTTGGTGGTGGTCTGCCTGTTGACTGTAGTGATGAAGAACTCGCAGAGTTCTGTGACAACAATCTAAAGGCAGAGGACATATGTAATATGTGTACCGCCAGACCATTGTACATGAGTGCTGCCATGCAAAGCACTAAGAAAAACAAAATCGTTTTTTAATTCCACCAAACGCCGGAAAAATTCTCCGGCAAAAAATTACCCCTAAGGTTTTTCTAAATACTCAAGGAACGCAAACATTATGCCTTCGTATCCCGTAAAAAATCTCAAAACTGGCGAACAGCAAACGCTCATGATGAGCATGAAAGCTTACGATCAGTGGAGAAAAGATAATCCCGACTGGGACAAGGACTGGTCACAAGGATGTGCCGGTGCTGTTTCTGGTACCGGAGATGTCTATAGCAAAACCGATGGCGGATGGAATGAAGTTCTCCACAAGGTAAGCAAGACACCTGGTTCTAAGGTTAAACCCCAGAAAACAACTCACTTCTGATATGCCAGCAAGAAAGAAGAAAACTTCCACACAAGTTGGTGCGGGAATGTCCGCAAAGCAAATGCAGAGAAAGAAACCTTTCAATGCCGACATGATGATCGACATTGAGCCTTTGACAGAGAATCAAACCAGAGTGTTTGATGCTTATAAGGAAGACAAAAACGTCTATGCTTACGGCGCTGCTGGTACAGGTAAAACTTTCATCATGCTTTACCTGGCACTGAAGGAAGTTCTCAATCCTCTTACACCATACACTCGTGTTGTTATTGTAAGATCTCTAGTATCTACAAGGGAGATTGGTTTCCTACCTGGTGACCACGAAGACAAGGCATCTTTGTATCAGATTCCTTATAAGAACATGGTCAAATACATGTTCGAGTTGCCTACAGACAATGACTTTGACATGCTGTGGGGTAACCTGAAGACACAGGAGTCTATCAAGTTCTGGTCCACCAGTTTCATCCGTGGTACTACACTAGACGATTGTATTCTTATCGTTGATGAAGCACAGAACTTGAATTTTCATGAACTTGATAGTATAATTACAAGAGTTGGTGAGAATTGTAAGATCCATTTCTGTGGTGATGCTGCCCAGTCGGATCTTGTCAAGACAAACGAACGTAATGGTATCCTTGACTTTATGAAGATCCTTGCGGCAATGCCAGAGTTCGAATCAATCGAGTTCGGTGTTGATGACATTGTGAGATCTGGTCTAGTTAAGAGTTACATTCTTAATAAGATTGCACTTGGACTTTAATGTTTGAACATGTTGATATTGATCTTCCTAAACTAAGACGGAAGACTATTGATGGAGTAAGATATTATACTGTGGAGGATCATCCGATGGTGTCTATCACCTCGGTGACCTCCCATTATAATAAGGAGATTTTTAAGAAGTGGCGTGCTCGTGTTGGTGACGAAGAAGCAAATCGTATCTCAAAGCGATCTACCACACGAGGCACTCAGACACACGAACTAATTGAGTCACACCTGCTCAATAAAGAGGTTGTCTTTGAGCAACCTGGACCCAAGATGCTCTTCCTTCAGGCGAAGAAAGCCCTTAGTAATATAAATAGGATCTACGCCCTAGAGGAATCACTCTACAGCAAAGAGTTAGGTGTAGCGGGCACGGTTGATTGTATCGCAGAGTATACCGGTGAGTCAGGCGAACCTGAGTTAGCAATCATTGACTTTAAGACAGCAGCGAAACCCAAACCAAGAGATTGGATTGAGAACTATTTCGTTCAGGCAGCAGCGTATGGTTGTATGTTCTATGAACTTACAGGTATCCCGGTAAAGAAACTTGTGATCATTATGACCTGTGAGAATGGTGAGGTCGCAGTGTACGAAGAGTATGATAAAATGACTTATATGAAAAAACTAGTACAGTACATCCACAAGTTCGTAGAGGACAAACTAAATGAAATCAAAAAGTGAGGTCAAGTCGATCCTCAAAAGCAAATTCCTATGTCAAGACAAGTTCTCCAATGAGATTGAGCAGTTGGTAAAAGAAAATGTGGAGATGAACTACATCGAAGCAATCTGCCACTACTGTGAAGAAAATAACATTGAGATTGAGAACGTCAGTAAACTGATCTCTAAACCACTTAAGGAAAAACTTAAGTGTAATGCTACCAACCTAAATTATTTGAAGAGGACTTCTAAAGCACGCTTCGCTATCTGATATGTCAGTATTTTGTAGGCAACCATTTGATTCGTTGTTCAGTGATTCGTATCACATGATGATGCCCTGCTGCTACGCGGTAACGGATCATCCATACAAAACTGATGAAGACGCTAACTTTAAAGCACAACATATCAAAGATGGTGCCTACGATTTTTATAATTCTGAGCAGATGAAACAACTCAGGCTTGATATGCTAAAGCCTGATCCTTTGACACCACTTGTACGTGATGTCTGTAGAAGTTGTATTGCCAATGAGGCAAATGGTTTACCTTCTCCTAGACAACCCCTTGACAAACCCAGGTTTGGTAGAATAATCAACGCCAAGATGAGAATCTTTGGCAACACTTGTAATTTACACTGTTTCATGTGTAATATCAAGAACTCTACCGGGAGGATTAAGCAAACCAAAAAGATGATGGAGTTTAATCCAAAGGTCTCTGAGTTCCTTGGGTATGAACACATCGAAAAGTTTGCTGAAGATGGTATTGGATATGATCTTGCTGTAGATAATCCAGAACTTTTTCAAGTTCAGATGGATAGTCTTAAAAAGTTGGCACCAAAGATTAAGACTTTCACTATCATTGGTGGTGAACCTTTTATCATGCCATCGCATTATAAATTGCTAGATGCCATGATAGAGATTGATGAGGCAAAAAATATCAATCTTGATTATGTGACCAACATGACCAAACTACAGTGGGAAGGGTGTAGGGTAATTGATTATGTTAAGCAATTTAAATCTGTTAACGTTCGTTGGTCTGTAGAAGGTTATGGTAAATGGAATGAGTACATGCGTCATCCATCTATCTGGAATCAGATCGTAGAAAATATTGCTGAACTGAGACCACACACCACTACATTTGAGGCTAATATTACACTGTCATCATTGTCAGTCATCCAACTTGACAAAATTATTGATTTCTGTAATCAAAATAATATCAAATATAATCTCAACAATGTAATCAAACCTGAGGTTTGTAGAATTGATGCGTTACATCCCGACATCCGAAAGAGACTTGCCGAAAAGTATGAGGGAACAGAGTTAGAATTTTTACGTGAATCTCTTCTGGAAGAAATTCCTGATTGGGAGAAACGTTGGAGTGAGTTCCTAGAATACACTGAAGCAATCGATCACGTCAATGAAACTGACTACAAAGAAATTTTTCCAGAACTTGTGATTTAATTATGAAGATTGGCATTGTCGGGTATGGTCAAGTTGGTCAAGCGGTAGCAAAATTATATTCTGAACCTCTTATCTACGATCCATATCAGGATAAGATGGATGATGTATCTGGCGTAGA